ACGACCTCGCGGCGCTCTCGTGCCACTACCTCGGCCTGCCTGAGCGCGCCACGGCCCACGGCGAGGACGCGCTCGCGATTGACCCGGGCGACCCGCGCCTGAGCGCGAACCTGAACCACTACCGCGACGGAGTGAGCGCGTGAGCATCTACGCAGTAAGCGGGGCAACCATCGAGGCGGTCCTGCAGGCGCAGGAGACCGGCAAGGCCGGCACGTACCGGATCTCGATCCTTGATACGCCTGGCGACACCTACTGGCTGAACCCGACGACCGCCGGCATTGTCGAAAGCCCTCCCGGCTCGTCGGTCTACGCATGGACAGGGACCGCGCCGGTCACCGTCGGCACCTACACCGTCGTGTGGGACGCCGGAACGTCATCTCAGGTTCTCGCGATCGAGGACCTGATCGTGAGCTCCGGCGGCGTGCAGCCGGTAGGTCCGTCGGGTAGTGACCTCTGCACCCTCGCCGACGTGCGCCTGGCGCTTGAGCTGCCGTCATCGGACACGACTCGCGACAACCTCATCCAAGCCCTCATCAGCGACCTGTCCCGGGCAATCATGCGCGAGTACGACCGCGAGTTCGCTCCGGTCACCGCATCGGCCACGCGCCGCTTCCAAGTGCCAGCGGGCTCGCTGTTCCTCGATCTGGCCCCGTATGACCTTCGCACGGTAGCCACGCTGACGATCAACCCCGAGGCCGATGGCGGCACGGCGCTCACCGCCACGACCGATTTCCAGCTGATGCCGGTCACAAGCCCCCAAGGCCCATACCAGGGGCTTCGCTTCTCAAACCGCCTGACCAGCCTGCACGTATCGCAGACTGCGCAGGACTACGGCTACACGCTGGTCGACATCGCCGGCGCGTGGGGCTTCGGATCAGTCCCGCAGGACGTCAAGCGCGCCTGCGTGATCGCCGTGCAATCGGCGCTTCGCCGTGACCTCACCGAGCTTGCGATTGCGGGGATTGAGGAGGCGCAGATGATCTCGCCCGAGGGTCCGGCAACCCACGCCATCCCCGCGGCGTCTCGTCGCCTTCTGGCCCCCTACCGTCGCACCGCAGGGGCCTTCTAGGTGGCGACCTCCACCGCACCGGCGTTCATGAACGCCCTCCACGACGCCCTTGCGGCCCGGCTGACGGGCGTGCGCGTCAACTACGGGCCCGCGCTGCCGGATCCGGGGCGCGAGAGCGTGAACATCTTGGGCCTTGAAGGCGAGCAGCAGTGGGCCGGTCTTGGCCAGCTCGCCAAGGAGGAGATCTACACCGTTGAGGTGTTGATCCTCGTCATTCGCGAAGGCCAGCAGACCCAGCCCGCTGTCGAGCGGGCGTATGAGCTGCTCGAGGAGCTTGAGGATCAGCTTCGCGAGACCTCGACCTCACCGACGATGGGCAACACCGTCCGCGTCGCGTCGGTTGAGACCGTCAACCTTGAGGTGGGCGCAAGCGACCAGACCCGGTCAGCCCTCCTCACGATCGGTGTGCGCGTTCAGGCGCGCATCTAGGAGAAGCCGTGAAGATCACCTACCAGGGGCCGCACGACGGCGTCGATGTCCCACTCGCCGATGGGCGGGTCCTGACGGCGATGCACGGCGAGCCCACCGCCATCCCCGACGAGGTCGCCAAGAGCCTCCTTGCCAACGGGAACTGGAAGCTGGCCGATGAGCCCGCTCCCAAGAAGGACACCATCAAGAAGGCCCACAAGGCCGAGGAGGACTAGCCGATGGCTATCCGTTCAGGACTCGCGGCCCAGTTGGGCCTGGCCGAGTCCAGCACCTTCGGGACCTACCAGACCCCGACGCGCTTCCTCGAGTTCAACGAGGAGTCGCTTGAGTACCAGATCGAGCGCGTGGAGTCCCCCGGGCTTCGCGCGGGCAACCGCGTCCTTCGCACCGACCGCTACGCCCCCGGGCAGAAGCGGGTGGAGGGCTCGATCACGCTTGAGCCGGCGACTAAGGGCTTCGGGCTTGTGCTCAAGCACGCGCTGGGTGCCACGTCGATCACGACCCCGTCGGGCGCGACCAACGCCCGCCTGCACGCCCACACGCTCGGTGACATCTACGGCACGTCGCTGACGGTGCAGGTTGGCCGCCCGGACGTCTCGGGCACGGTGCAGCCGTTCACCTATCTGGGATGCCGCGTCGACACGCTCTCGCTGACCTCATCGGTGGACGAGCTGCTTGTCGCCGAGGTGGGCCTGGTTGGTCAGGACGAGACCCGCTCCCAGTCGCTTGCGACCGCGACCTACCCCACCACCGGGGCCGGCGCGGCGTATGAGCAGTTCTACTGGACGCAGGGCGTCATCTCGATCGCCGGCTCGGCGGTCGGTGTGGTCACCGACTTCGAGATGGAGATCAACAACAACCTCAAGTCGGACCGCTACTTCCTGGGCGGCGCGACCATGAGCGAGCCGATCCTCGCCGGCATGACGGAGATCACCGGCACGGTGACCGTTGAGTTCCTCAACCTCACCGCCTACGAGCGGTTCGTGAACAACACCCAGGTGGCGCTTACGGCCAAGTGGACCGCGGCGACGGCCATCGAGAGCACGACCTTCCCCTACATCGAGGTCGAAATCCCCAAGGTCCGTTTCGACGGGCCTGCCAACCCGCAGGTCGGTGGCCCCGACGTCATCACCCACGAGCTGCCCTTCAAGGCGCTCTACGACGGCACCAACGGGCCGATCACCGTCAACTACATGACGTCGGACACCGCTTCGTAGTCATGGCACGTGGGAGCGCCCTTCGCGGCGCGACGACCGGCCAGACCCTGCAGATCCGGGGTCTGGCCGCGCTCCAGCGCGACCTCGGCAAGGTCAACAAGACCGCCAAGAAGGAGGTCCGCGACGGGCTCAAAGAGATTGGCGAGATCGTCTCTGACGAGGCGAAGCTCATGGCTCGGGCACGAGGTCTGAACAAGACCGGGACCCTCATCCGAAAGATCGTGCCGACCGTTCGCCAGCAGGGTGTGTTCGTCGAGGCGAAGGCACGCAAGAAGTCCAAGAAGTACCCGGCCGGATACCGCTACCCCGCGGTGTACGAGTACGGGCTCCGGCGCGCGAGGCCGTTCCTCGAGCCGGCGCTGCAACGCAAGCAGTCCGAAGTCGAGCGAGCGATGGAGAAGTGGCTCGACTCGTTTCTGCGCAAGAACGACCTCTAAGCGAAAGGACTCTCGTGGCAACCGAGATCGTCATCGAATGGCCCGAGGGCCCGAAGCGGTACGTAATGCCGACGGCATTCACCTACCGCGAGATGGGCCGCATCAAGACACTGACCAGCATCCGTGCTGGCGAGATCGAGGACGCGCTGCTGGCCGGCGACACCGACCTGATCATCGCCATCGCGCAGCTCTCCGCCGAGCGCGCGGGCGACACCGCACCTATCCAGGCGCTCGAGGACCTGGAGTTCGGTGCGATCCGCGTGGAGGCTGACCAGGACGAGGACCCTACGAAGGCCGCCGAGGCGGCCGACGAGGACGCAACTCTCGCAGAGGAGACCCCGATGACCCCCGAAGCTGGTGGAACCCCGGCTTGATGCGTGTCTACGGCATCTACCCCTGGCAGATGCAGGAGTTCACGCAGGCCGAGATCGAGTCCATCGGTAAGGACATCAAGCAGATGAGCAAGGAGCGATAAGAGTGGCGACGCGCAAGGTCGAGGTCGCGATTGTCGGTGACTCAAGCTCGATGGTCCGTGCCTTCCGCCAGGCGGACGGCGCAGCTGGTCGCTTCGGCAAGAAGGGCTCCAAGCTCGGCGCAGTCGGCATGGGCCTCATTGCCGGTGGCGCAGCCGGCGCGGCGATCGCGATCGGCCAAGGTCTCTCGAAGGCTCTGCAGACCGGCATCAGTGAGTTCTCTGAGGCCGAGAAGATGTCCGCTCAGACCGCCGCTGCGCTCAAGTCAACGGGTGGCGCAGCTGGCGTCACCCAGCAGCACATCGAGAGCTTTGCCTCGTCGCTGCAGAAGACAACAGGCCTCGAGGACGACGTCATCCAGTCGTCTCAGAACCTGCTGCTCACGTTCACCAAGATCAGCAACGCCGGGCCCGAGAAGATCTTCGACCGGGCCACCATTGCTGCTGCCGACCTGAGCGTCGCGCTTGGCAAGGACATGAACTCGAGCGCAATGATGGTCGGCAAGGCGCTGAACGACCCCATCAGGGGCGTCACTGCCCTTGGCCGCGCCGGCGTGCAGTTCACCGCCAGCCAGAAGGCGACGATCAAGAGCTTGGTCGACACCGGAAACGTGGCCGGCGCGCAGAAGATGATCCTCAAGGAGCTTGAGACTCAGGTCGGGGGATCGGCCAAGGCATTCGGCGAGACGACGCCTGGGCAAATCGAGAAGGCCAAGCGTGCCTTTGAGGACCTGACTCAAGGCGCGGTCGGCGCTGTCGTCCCTCTCGTGACCGCGGTGCTGCCGAGCCTGACTGCGGGCATCAACGGCGTCACCAGCTTCTTTGAGGCCAACTGGCCGAAGATCCAGTCCGTTGCCGCCTCGGTGTGGAACTGGTTCAAGGCCAACCTGCTCCCGACCTTTCAGTCCATCGGCCAGAGCATTGGATCGATCGTGATGTCGATCGTCGGGGTGTTCCGCACCAACTGGCCGCAGATCAGGGCAGTGGTGGTGCCAGTCATCTCGGCGATCGGCGCAATCGTGAGGACAACCTTTGGCGTCATCGGCGGCGTCCTGAAGACCATCAGCGCGCTGCTGCGGGGAGACTTCCGCGCCGCGTGGGAGGGGCTCAAGTCGATCGGTTCCAACGTGCTCAACGGAATCGTCTCGCTGGTCAAGAACATCCCGACCGCGCTGTGGAATGCCGCAAAGGCGATCCTCTTGGCGGCAGCGAGGCTGGGCAAGGAAGTCGTTGCAAAGATCGCCGAAGGGATCGGGTCTGCGCCCGGCCTGATCAAGACGGGACTTTCAAAGCTGTTCGGGCTCGCCGGCGATGCGGGCGCGATCAACCCCGCGGTGCAGCGCCTGGGCCTCTCAGGCCAGAAGCTTCCCGAGGCAGTGGCAAAGGGAATGCAGTCCCGCGCGCCGATCGTCGGGCGCATCATCCAGCAGATCACCGGCAACGCTGCCACCAACGCCAAGACCAACGCGCCCGGCCAAGCGCAGCCTGTCGGTCAAGCCATAAGCACCGGCATCGCTTCGGGCGTGCGGTCCGCGGGCCCGAACGTCGGCGGAGCCATCAGCGAAGTGATCCGCCAGGGAATTGCCCAAGGCAAGCGCGACGCCGGCATCAAGTCACCCTCAGAGGTTGCCGCACGCACGTTGGGTGGGCCACTGTCACAGGGCATCGGCAAGGGCATTCGTGAGCAGCAGCGTGCGGTAACAACCTCGCTCGTCGGAGTCATGAGGAACGCCGTCGCATCGGCCAAGTCGGCGCTCATCGGGCTTGCCGGATCATTCGGCCAGCTGCTCGGTCAGGCGCGCACCGCTGGCGACAGCGGCAGGCTTGCCGGGCTTGAGGCCGGACTGGCCGCAGACCAGCAGGCGCGCCAGGAGGACTCGCTCAAGCGGTCTGTGGAGGAGGCGAAGGCCGAGGAGGCTGCGAAGCAGGCAGCGATTGCCGGAGCAGAGGACGCAGCCCAGGCGCAACGCGACTACGACGACGCCGTGCGCAACCGACTTGAGGCCGAAGCGAGCCTCTCGGACTTCTACCGGCAGCGCGAGATCGAGCAGCTGCGCACGTCCATCGACGAGCGCAACACCCAGTATCAGCGCGACGTCGACAACCTGGCCGCGCAGTTTGCTCGAGGCGAGATCAGCGCAGAGACGTTCAGCACGGCGCTCGACAGCCTCATCGGCGGCGAGACCGGCGCGTCGCTTGGCTCTGCGTTCGCGCTGCAATACACGCTGGCCCTTGAGGCGCTCAAGACACAGCTTTCTGAGATTGCCGCAATCACCGGCCAGGCAGGCGTGTCACCCTCGGGCCCCGGCGTGGAAAGCCCACGGCAGACGTGGAGCCAGGCGATCGAGAGCGTGCGCCAGCGCCTTGAGTCGGACTGGGACCAGAAGTCCGATTCGTGGAAGAAGTCGAACCCCAAGCGGCGCTGGGTGAACACCAAGCTTGAGGCGTGGAAGAAGTCCAACGCCGCGAAGTACGGCGTCGCCTTGGCCAAGGGCGGCATCACGCAGGGCCCGACGAACGCTCTCATTGGTGAAGCCGGCCGCGAGGCTGTCATCCCGCTCGAGGGACCCCGGGCGCGCCGGATGCTTCGCGGAAGCGGGATGGGCGGCATGGTCGTCAACCTGACCTTCAACGGCGTGCTTGACGCACGTGAGGCCGCCCGCGTGCTGCAGCCTGAGCTCAACCGTCTGATCCGGGTCGCCTACTAGTGCCAACCGCAGAGTTTCGCGTGGAGATCGGCTTCACCTCATCGCTCGCCAACTTGATTGTGTTCGACTTCTCGTTCGTTGACGTGGGCGGCACGGCGCAGACGCTCGGCGTCTTTGGCAATAGCTTCTCCAACTACTTCGACGGCCCGCTTGACAACGTGAGCCAGTACATCGACGGCAGCGTCACGATCCGCCGCGGCCGGGACGACCTGCTGACCGACATGCAGGCAGGCACGTGCACGTTCACCCTCTGCGACACCACAGACCCCGGCACGTTCAACCCGCAGAACCTCGGCTCCGCCTTCGTCGCCCAAGTGCCTGGGCTTGTGCCGATGCGCCCGGTGAAGGTCAGCGCCATCTACTCCGGCACCACCTACGGGCTGTTCTACGGCTTCATTCAGTCCGCGAGCTTCTCCATGGATGGCACCGTCGGGAAGCTTGAGGTCTCCTGCGTCGATTTGTTCCTGTGGCTTAGCCGCGTGAGCCCGAAGGACATCGACGCCTATGTCGGCGGGTCGACGACTGAGGACGGCGACAGCGGGACGATTGACGACGCGACCGAGGCTGACGCCACCACGTCCAGCCGCAAGGGCTTCCTCCTCACCTAATGGCAACTGCAGCGAGCACCACCGGCGAGCGCATCGGGGCAATCCTCAACGCGGTCGATTTCACCGACCCCACGCTTCGCCGCGGCGGCATTCAAGACGACGGCACGAGAAACACGACCGGGCTTGACGTCGGCGACACGATCACCGTCAGCTCGCCTGACGGCAGCAAGAGCGCCCTGGCGCTGATCGAGGAGCTGCTCGATGCTGAGCGCGGGGTCTTCTACATCGCCGGCGATGGCTCGGCGACGTATGAGCAGCGTGCCAGTCGAGCGCACCGCACGACCTCGAGCGCGACGCTCACAGACGCGGCAATCAGGAGCGACCCAGGATTTCAGCTCGACAAGCTGATCAACCGCCAGACCGTTTCGCGGATTGACCCCGCAACAGGCAGCGCAACCGGCAGGCCGCAGACCGCGTCGAATGAGATTTCGATCGCGCTGTTCGGCGTGTCGTCTGGGTCTGACATCTCGACGCAGTTCATCGAAAGCGACATGCAGGCCGCCGCTCTGGCGAGCTACATCGTCTCGCTCAGGTCCGACTTCGAGACGCCGGTCGTGGTCGAGCTTGACGCCGGCGACCCGACCTCGCTCACGCAGCAGCTGGAGCGCGAGCTGCAGGACCGCGTCACGATCAACGACTCGGTCATCGGGACCAGCGGCGACTACATCATCGAAGCCGTCGAGCACGAGATCTCAGAGGGCGGCAACCGTTTCATCACCCGCTTTACGCTCAGCAGGTACGGCGCTGAGGCGGTCACCTTTGCCGCGGACGCCGCTACGACCCCGATCGTCTTCGCTCCGCCCGATGGCTCGGTCACGTTCACAACCTGCACCTCGAGCACGAGGCCCGCTTCGCCAACTAACGGCGACTACATCTTCGAGACCGACTCCGGCCTCTATTTCGAGCGCGACTCGGGCGAATGGGCCCCGCGCGTCTATCCCCGTTTCACGTACTAGGAGGCTGGTATGGCCAAGACCTACAACTCGCTCAGCAGTGTCACCGTCGGCTCAGTGCTCACTGCCTCTGACTACAACAAGGTCCTTGAGAACAGCAACAACTATCGCGTCCCGCCGATGGCCAGGATTCGCCGGGCGTCATCGCAAAACGTCGCCAACACGACCGACACGATCCTGTCGTGGACTGACATGGATTTCGATACAGATTCCATGTGGGCAGCGGGATCGGCGGATCGCTTGACCGTGACAACGCCAGGGATTTACTTGGTCGTCGCCACCGTTTCATTCATTGCAAGCTCAACAGGCGAGCGCATCGCGTGGATTCAGAAGAACGGAAGCGGGTCAACGCGATTCGGTCAGATACGCACCTCCGCAAATTCGACAGCCAACGAAAACGCAGTCTCGATCAGCGCGTTCGTGGACTGCGCCCTGAACGATTACTTGCAAGTGGGCGTGTATCAAAGCGCCGGAACAGGAACGGCGACAGTATTGGGCTCCGGTACTTCGCCGACCAACCTTTCCGTCAAGTGGCTTGGCCAAAAGACGTGATGACTGACCCCGAGCGCCTGAACGCGATCTTCGACCGCTTGGGCAAGATCGACCGCGACCTCGCGACGCACTCCGCGCACATGAGCGGCGAGCTCGCCCGCGTCGGAGACCGCATCGAGGCTCTTGACGAGCGCGTGCGCATTCAGAACGGCCGCGTGACCCGCGCCGAGGGTCGGCTCGCAGAGCTTGAGACACAGGCGCGCATCGCCCACTCGCACGAGATCGAGGACAAGGAATCCCACGAGTGGTGGCGCGATCGCACAGCAGCGATCGTCGTCGGCTCGCTTCTCGCTGCCGTTGGCGGCGTGATCGGCCACATCCTCTAGCGAAAGGACCACAGAAGTGACACCTAATCAGCGGGTCGTGGCTACGGCCGCCCGCTACGTCGGCGTGCGCGAGAACCCTCTGGGATCGAACCGCGGGCCGCTCATCGACCAGTGGGAGCGCTACTGGGGAATGATCGGACAACCGTGGTGCGGAATGGCCTGCTCCGCGTGGCTGCGCGAGGCCGGCGTCACCGACGTCTCTCACCCGTCCACGTGGATCATCGTTCAGCGGGCCCGGGAGAACGGCTGGACCACCAAGGTCCCGGTGCCTGGCGCGCTGGTCGTGTGGCCGGTGAACGGTGGCCGCCACGTCGAGATGCTGGTCAGCCAGGCGTCTCCCGGCGTGTGGAACACCATCGGCGGCAACGTCTCAGACAGCGTGCAGCGCAAGGTGCGCGCACTGACTGACTGCACGCTCGTCGTCTCCCCGGAGCTTCGCAAGGCGCAGCCGGCGATCGAGCGCCGCTACTTCCTCGAGGACCCGAAGGTCACGCCGACCTTCTACGGGCCCTGGCGCACCAAGGAGATGCGCGAGCGCGCCATCTCGCGACTCAGCGCAGAGAACCAGCGCCTCGCGCGCCGGGTGCGCACCGGCGGCAAGTACGGCTTCACCCTTGGGCGCAGGGTCTACGGCCCCTGGCTTGACAAGGCCGGGCGCGACAACGCCCAGAAGGTGCTCGAGCGCCGCCTTGGCCGCACCCTTCGCCCGTTCTCCCGGGTCGTCACCCAGACGCACTCCTCCGCTGCCAGCGCAGAGGCGCTCGGCAGGACCGACTAGAGAAAGGCACCACCATGAATCACGTCTCATTTGGCCCCGCATCGTGGATTGGTCTCATCGGCGCAGTCGCCGCAGCCCTTGCCCCGGTGTTCAGCGCACTGCCGACGACCTGGGGCGCGGTCATCGCCGCCGCTCTCGCGGGCGTCACGATCATCGGCCGGCAGCTGCAGGCCATCACCAACACCCAGTACGCAGAGCCCACAGTCGTCGAGTTCGGCGACCTCATCGACGAGCTGCCGCTCGAGGCGACTGACGCCGCGGAAGGGGTGGCATAGCCACCAAGGGCCCGTGGTGGCATGACCGCGACAAGCTTCTCGCGGCCATTCGCCAGCACGGGTCGGCACAGGCCGCTGCGCTTGCCAGCGGCGGCGAGGTATCAACGCCCACCCTTCACGTGTGGGCCCGCAAGCACGGCATCAAGCTCAGCCGCGGCGTCGTCAACGGCAGCTCGCTGGTTGACCAGATGCCCGACACCGCACCCGAGGCGCAGGTCGAGCCTGAGTCCGAGGTCGTGACCTCAGCGCGTGAGCTGCTTGGGCGAAACAAGGCCCCGGCCACGATCGAGGACCTTGCTGACGCCCTCGACGTCTCGCCGAAGCGGGTGCGCGAGGCGGTCGACATCCTGAGGGATGAGGGCTTTCGCATCGTCGACGACGAGGCGACGCCTGGCGCGATCCGGCTGGAGAAGCTGCCGCCAGCCACAGCGTCAGTGACCCGGCTTGCCCTCTCAGGCGATGAGGTCACCATCGGCATCGTCTCTGACACGCACCTCGGCAGCCGCGAGGAGGCGCTGCCGGAGCTGCACGCGATCTACCAAGAGTTCGAGGCGCGGGGCATCGACACGGTGCTGCACGCAGGCGACCTGACCGCCGGCGTCGGCATCTACCGCGGCCAGGTGCAGAACGGGCTGCTTCCCGGCCTGCACACCTACAAGGAGCAGGTCGAGTACGCGACCGAGCAGTACCCGCGCATCGACGGCATCCAGACCTACATCATCGCGGGCAACCACGATGTCGAGGGCGAGGCCGGAAGGATCGGCGCGGACCCGGTGCAGGCGGTTTGCCACCGCCGCAGGGACTTCACCTACTGCGGCGCGTATGCGGGCTCTGTGGAGCTTCCAAACGGCGCACATGCGTCAATGGTCCACGGGCGCGGCGGAGGCGGCTACGCGCTCTCCTACAAGCCCCAGCGGTACGTGGAGAGCCTTCCCCCGGGCCGCAAGCCCGCGCTGCTCATCTTCGGGCACTGGCACGTCTCGGGCTGGTTCCGTCACCGCAGCGTGCCGTGCCTTCTTGCCGGGTGTTTTGAGTGGCAGACCGATCTGCTGGTCAGGCTCGGCCTGCAGCCGGACGTCGGGGCGTGGATCATGACGCTGCGCCTGGGCGACGACGGATCGGTCGTCGGGATGGTCCCCGAATGGCTCGGCTTCTATCAGGGCCGTGCCGTTGCGACCGCTCTCGCGGCATGACGCCCGATGAGGCGCGCTCCCTGCTCCCCGTCGTTCTGGAGGAGCTCATCCCCGCCTGGCGAGATGTGCTGGCCATGGTGCAGGACCCGCCGATGGATCTGGTTCAGATGGTGAGGGAGCGGTACATCGCAGGCTGTGAGGAGTTCTCCGGCGACTGGACGACGCGCGACGAGAAGTGGTGCGTCGACAACGCCAAGGAGGAGCTCGCGGATCTGATCACCTACATGGCCTTCCGGCGCGTGCTTCGCGGATCGTCAGAAAGCCCAAGCCACCAGTCCGCGGTGCGCCCCGAGTAGCGAGCCAGGCGTGCAACAGCTGCGGCACCGGGCTCGGTGCCGCGCTCCCAGTTGATAAGGGTCTGCTCGGTGACCGCGATTGCCTGAGCGATGGCGCGCCGGGGCTGGCCTGTGGCCTCTCGCCATTCCCTAAGGCGCTTGCTAAAGCCCGGTTGGGTATTCGCCATGCCCTCTCCCCCGGTGGCGTCGGGAGTAAGGGGCCGACGCGGCGGCATCAGCCGGGCGCGATCCCCTGCCGTCGCGGGTTTGCCTTTGCAGCATCCATCACTATGTTTCCAGACCCTCCTCTTTACAAAACGCGCTTGGGAATGCGCGCTGTCCGATGAGTGTGGCTCATGAACGTGTCAAAGCCTATCCGCGCCGACCTTCCGATGAGTGTCGCGCGCTGGTGGCTGACAGCGTCCGGGGCGAGGACTAGAACACACGTTCCTCATTCCACTCCACCGAAGGGAGACAGCGTGGACGACACGCCAAACCCCGAGGTGACGGCCCGGGGTCTTCACCCCGCCTTTGATGCCGTCGGTCAAGTCGTTGCGCTTATCCTCGAGCTCGAGGGGGACCTGTCCAAGATCCCGGCCGGCGAGGAGATGGTCAGGCGCGCCAAGAAGGCGCGGGCGACCCTACTGGCCGAGTAGGTCCGCTCCGGCCTCCTGCGCCTTGGCTCTCGCCCAGGCAAGCAGCGCCGCATCTTCGTCGAGGTCGAGCACGCCGATGATCTGCACCATCGTCTTGGCTCCCGGCACCGCAGTGCCGTTCTCGAACTTGCTGTAGTAGTTCGCGTCGAGTCCCGAGTGCTGGCCGTAGTCCTTGAGGGTCCAGCCCTTGTCGGCACGCGCCGCGCGAAGCATCTGGTGAAGCTCCACGTGGTCTCCCTTCACGTGCTGGCGGCCAAGCGTAGCGAAAAGCACCCTAAACGGATGGTCAGGGTGCAAGTTTTGTGCAGTTAGCACACATTTTGCTAACCAGATGGGCAGGGTCACCCTTCCCCTTAGCGTAGTTCTCGCTTAGCGTGATCTTCACTAAAGGCTCAGGAAGGGAGATCCAGTGAGCCACTCACCCATCAAGCAGGAGATCCGTCTCCAACTCCTCCGGGCATCTGACAGGGCCCGCGCAGGCGCGCAGGCGCTCGACCGGGCCATAGAGGCCCTTGACGCCGGCGACTTCTGGGACGACCAGGCGAGCGAGGCGAAGATCGAGCTTGGCGTTGCGTCCGACCAGCTGGCCCAGGTGCGCGGGATGTCGCTGATCGCGGCGCTTGCCGCGCGGGAGCTCCGGTGATCGTGGGCTACCGCAGGCCACAGAGGAACCGCGCGATTACACCGGCCACGCTGATCATGGCGCTGGTCGTCGTGTCGTTCGTCGTCGTGTTGATCGGGACGCGCTTCGGGCTGGACATCGTCGGGCCGCACATCGTCGACCTCATCGAGTCGGTGCATGACAAGACCGGCTGGTACGAGGGCGCGAGGGAGGCTGACTCATGGCGGCGATAGCGCCGCTAAAGACCCCGCGGCAGGTTGCGGAACCTCCCGCCGGGGCGTGTGAGGCGTTCGAGCACAAGCCAGCGGTGAGCCTCGTCATGGGCGCTCGTCGTTACTCCCTCCGGGCAACCGGAAAGCGTGCGCGGGGCACGCAGGCGATCGACGTCCCCCGCACCCCTGGCTCGCCCGTAACTCCCTTCCGGGCTGAGCACCCGGCGCAGCGTGCGGCCAACCGCTGCGCCGGGACGACACGAAAGGAGACACGTTGACGCCACCGCGCAACGCAACCAAGAGCGGGTGGGGCCCGAGGCTCTACCCGTGGATGCCACCGCCAGCAGAGCCCGTGATGTGGGTGCCGTCGGTCACCACCGTGCTCGGCGTGGTCGACAAGCCTGCCATTGCCAACTGGAAGGTTGACCGTGCCGCGAAGGGCGCAGTCGCCATGGCGAAGTCCGGCGCACTCGCCGCGCTGATCGAGCAGGACGAGAAGATGGCGCTGTCTGCCATCAAGACCGCTTGGCGATCAGAGCTTGACGAGGCAGGGCAGGCCGGCACCTTGGTGCACGAATACATCGAGGCGCAGATCAAGGGCGCACAGACGCCCGAGCTCACGCCGACCGCCGAGCTGATCGTGGCCAACCTCAACAACCTCATGGCTGAGTACGAGGCTGAGCCGATTCATTCCGAGTGCACCGTCTACGGGCTGCAGGACGGCCTTGAGTGGGCGGGCACACTCGACCTGATCGTGGAGATGCTCGTGCCCGGCCGGGGCCGTAAGCGCCTAGTCGCCGACATCAAGACGTCGAAGGGCGTCTACGACGAGATGGCGGCGCAGATCGGCGGGGCCTACTGCCACGCCGACAAGCTCGTCACCGGCGACGACGGTCAGGTCATCGATATGCCTGAGGTCGATGGCGCAGTGGTCTTCCACGTTCGCCCTGAGTCGGCCTTCGTGGTCCCGGTCGCGGCAGATGCCACGGCCTACGAGTTCTTCATGGCCGCCAGGCGGCTGTGGGGAGTGAAGAACAACAAGGAGTGGCGGGCGGTCTATGCGCCCCTGCCCTCCGTGAGAGCGCAATAGAAAACGAGGAAACATGGACGCAGACACCATCGCAACGCTCAAGGCGCAGGCCAAGAGCTCAGGCGGGGACTGGATCGGGCTGCAGGAGGTCGGTGACTGGTTTGCCGGCACCGTCTCAGACCCCAGCCACCAGACCATCGAGACCGAGTACGGCGAGACCGAGGAGCTGCGCGTCGAGAGCGTGACGCTCAACGACGTGCCCCAGGGCGAGGGCGTGCTCACGTTCCGCCTCTCGCGCTCGGTGCTCCGGGCGGAGCTTGGCAGCGACGCCGACGGCGCTCCGGGCCCGGGCTCGAAGGTCTACGTCGTCTACCGCGGACCGCGTCGCGGGCAGAGCGGGCGCGAGTACCACAACTACGACATCGCCAAGGCCGGTGCCGACCTCGAGGGCGTGACCAAGGTCGCCAAGAGCAAGGCCAAGAAGGCCGCAGCTGGTGACGAGGACATCCCCTTCTAGGAAAGGAGGACTGGTGGCAGTGCATACCCCGAAGCGCAACAAAGGCTGGAGGCCCGAGGGCACTGCTACCTGGCAGCGCGCCGAGGAGGCTCGGCAGTCCCTGCTCGCGTACATGCGCATCCGCGCGGCGCAGCAGGGCTGCCCTGCCTGCCTTGGCGACGGCGCAGTGCAGGAGCCGACACCAGGCGGCGTGCGTATGCCGAACGGATCTCCCGTGCGGCAGTGGACACTGCTTGTCGTCTGCCCGCACTGCAGGCCGGAGGACTTCGCCAGATGAGCGAGGTCGACTACTTCGAGCTCGGCCGGCAGACCTCGGCTGCGTCACGCGCCGCTCAGGGACTTCCTCCCAAGGTGCAATCGCCGCAGGCGCTCGCCCGGGTTGCTGCCCTACTCGCGCCAGACAACCTCGACGCGGGCGGGATCAAGCCGCGTCGAGCCGCGGTTCGGGGCCCGGAAGATAAGGACACGATCGATGACCGCGCGGGCGAGCTGGTGCGCCCAAGGGAAACCGCGCGAGGCGAGAGCGTCAGTGATCGACTCACCGACGTCGAGACCGCTGAGGGCGCTGCGCCCGCCGCGCCTGGCGATGTCGCTCTCGATGGACGTGATCCGGTCGTCGATGGCCGAGGCCGCCTGAATGAACTCGCCGCGTGAGATGAGGCCATCAACGTGGTAATCCGTCACAAGCTGCTCGCGACGGGACCTGAGTCCCGCGACCTCATCGTGCAACAGGGCGAGCGAGCCATCGGCACGGCCAGCGAGAACGGCGCTGAGGTCTCCCGAGTCGTATGCCTCGACGACGCTGCCCAGCACCAGCTGCTCGAGCGACTCAGCAGCTACCACCATGCCGCCACAGGCGGCGGTCTCCGGGCGCTTGACGCAGCGGTACAGAGGCTGCAGGCCACCCTTGCGGTACTTGACGGTCATTGCTTGGCCGCAGCGCGAGCAGCGCACCAGACCCGACAGCGGACGAATCACCCGGTCCTTGGTCTGCCGGCGCGCAGGATCCTCAAGCACAGCCTTGACGCGCTCCCACGTCTCGCGGTCAAGAATGGCCGGAATGACGTCGGAGGGGATCGCCTCGCCGTGGTAGTGGCGGCACCCCGCGACGTGCGGAGCGGCGAGCAGACGACGCACGGTGGTCACCGACCAGCGGTTGCCCTTGGTGGTGGTGACGCCAGCGTCGTTCCAGGCGCGTGCGACCGAGGACATCGTCTCGCCGTCCAGCACCGCCTCAGCAGCTGCGCGGATCAGCGCAGCCTCGTCTTCAACGATCGCTCGCCTGTCAAGCGTCAGACCGAACGGCCTGATGCCGCCTCCATGCGGCTCACCGTTGCGCGCCTGCTCGAGCTTGGCGCGCTTGACCCGAAGGGAGATGTTTTGAGATTCCATCGCAGCGAACGCCATGCCGACTCGCATCATCGCGAGACCGGCCGGGCTGGTCATGTCGGCGCTCTCGTTCACCGAGACGATGCGCGCCCCGACGAGCTCGCAGGCGCGCACCACGGACTCGAACTGGCCGGGCTGCCGGCTCAGTCGGTCGAGCTTCCAGACCACGACGGCACCGATGGTGCCCGTGGTCAGGTCGTCCACCATCTCCTGAAAGGCCGGCCGCTCGGTCTTGGGATTGAAGCCCGAGAGGTCCGAGTCGACGTAGACGCGCGCCACCGTCCAGCCTTCGCGCTCGCACAGCGCGCGGCAGTCCGCCTCTTGGCGCGCCGTCGCCGTGGCGGTTCCGTCCGGGTCGCGCGACAGACGCGCATAGATGCCCACATCCACAGCGGCACCCTATCGCCTCATAGCCCTACGCAGCCTTGGCCCTCACCACGATCGTTTGGGGCTATGAGCATTGCACTCGCCGGAATCTGTCTTTTCGTGGCGGGTCCGGCCGCCGCTGCCCCCTGCGACAAGCACCAGGCCGCCGCCAAGAAGGCGTGCGTCAAGCAGCTCGCGCGTGACCGCATGGCGTGGCCGCCGAAGCCGACCGTGTCAGAGATTCGCCGGCGCGTCGGTGCCTATAACTGGGACAAGGCCCGGCGCGTGGCGATCTGCGAGACAGGCATGCGCCTCGACTGGTACCCGCACGGCCGCTACCGCGGACCGCTCGGGATGTACCGAACCACGCAGGACTACGGCAAGCGCGCCACCGGCTACTGGTCGCCAAAGACCTGGCAGGAGCACGTCGCCATCGCCGTGGCTGCGCACCCCATCACCCGCGGCTGGTCAGGCTGGGGGTGCGGGTGATGAGCCTCCTCAACGTGGTCGGAATGAGCGACGAGGAGCGCGAGGAGCGCCGCGAGCTCGATGAGGCGTGCTTCCACCGGGTGCACGCGGAGATCGAGCGCGGCGTTGCACGATCGAAGTCGTTCGGGCACGTGGCCCGCGCGCTCAAGATCGACCGCAATGACGTGATCGCGGGCTACTGGCGGCACGTCAAGCGGAAGGGGTACAAGTGAGCCCGCGCGAGGTGCAGGAGGGCTACTGCCCCACGTGCCGCACGCGCTCGTTGCTGTCCTACAGCGGCAAGTGCGTGTGGTGCGACACGCAGGTCGCCGTGCGCGAGGAGCCGCGCAAGAAGAAGTCCAACGCCGGCATCCCGGTGCTGATGCAGGACGACGTGCTCGAGGACGCCCGGCGCATCTACGAGACCGGCCGGTCGCTTCGCAGCATTGCTGCAGAACTGCTGCCGCGCACCGACTACGCGAGCGTGCGGTCCTTGGCCGCGGCGCTTTCGCAGCAGTTTCGCCACCGAGGGTGGCCGGTGCGCGGGCGCATTGAGCAGGTCGTGATCACGCGCACGAAGCACGGGCACCTGAGGCGCGGTCACCGCAACCCGGCATACATCCGCGCGCAGCGCATCGCGCGCGGTGAGATCGCCAACCGCCCGTGCCAGGGCGTGCGGCTCAGGTACCCGAACAAGGGCGCACCGTGCTCACGGCCGGCGCTCACGGGCTCTGACTACTGCTACCAGCAACCGCGAGAAGGTCGTCGCCATCTGCGCGCAGGCGCGCGAGAGCCGGGCCGCGGCATGACGTCGCTCCAGTGGGCCTACCTCATCCTCACCGTGGCGATCATCGCCGCGGCCTCCGCGTGGAGGTGGTGACGTGGCAAAGGTCCCTACCGACCCCGAGGAGATGCGCGACCTCTTCGTCGCCTGCGCGAAGGTCGTGCGCGAGCGCGGGAAGGACGCCGTGCCCATGAGCACGCTCGCGCTCTCGTTCGGCCTCGTGTGGCACGCGATGAGCGAAGCGGAGGCCGCCGACTTCTTCGACGACCTCGCCTCCTGGTACGCGGGAACGAGCACGACCGGCGCGGTGCGTATGCCGACCGCCCGCGCTCGCCGGAGGGCG